AGATCTCTCCGTATACTCCTACCTTCTCGTTGATTGACTTTCCACCACCGATGTAACCGATTAGTTCAGTGTCACCAAACTTGTCAGCAGTCTCAGTATGAGTAGTTGTAGGACCACCAGATACATACCAGTCAATTCCGTTAGGAGTTGTACCCTCGTATCCAAGTTGGAATTCCCATTGACCTGATGAATATGAACCATCTGGATATGAACCACTTGCTTCTACATTGACGTAAGGTCCAGCAAAAGCTGCTCCAGAGAATAGTAGAGGTGTTGCTGCTAGTGCAGCGATTGTTGATTTAATCATTTTTGTTTTATTATCTCGCATGGGTACTAAAAAAACCCTTGCGGATGAAAGACTCCCCGACATGGGAATCTGTACATACACATAGGGTTACGATCTTTCGAGTCCTTTGTATGATGATATTTATTATAGATTATCTAAAGGTTTGTGTCAACCCCTTAATCTACTGAAACCTTTTTCTTTGTAAAATTCTATACAATTATGGAACTTATCGTATAAACCGTTCTTATGACTGATAATAAAGACATTAGCATCCTTCAATACGAACCGTACAATCTTCAAGAAGTCATCCGTACCGAACCCATCAAGTGAGGAATCGAACACTTCATCCATGATCAAAAGGTTAGTCACAATGCTGTTTTTCATCCTTGCAATGTCTCTCCAAGTGAATAAAAGTGCAAGGTCAATCCTCATCTTCTCACCTTCAGAGAAAGATGCATAGGAGAATCTTTCGTGTACAGGTGTTTGTATTCTTTCGTTGAACTCTTCGTCAAGTGTGAAGTTGATATAAAAATCCATACGGTTTAGGTAATCATTTACCTGTCGATTGATGAGTGGTAGATACTTTCTTATAATGCCACTCTTTACCCCATCATCGTTGAGTAATAGTTTTGACTGCTGAAGGTACTCAAAATGTTCTTTCGTCTCTTCTAGGTCTTTTAGGATCTGTTTCAGACTACTCTTATATTCAGATAGTCTTGTAGTCTCTGCAGATTTGTTCTCAAGTCTGTCAGTTATGTCCTGTATTTCTTTTTCTAAGTCTTTTCTAAGTTTATTTGCATTTGATATACGAACATTTAACTTAGATGTCTCAGTGTGTATAGTTCGTATCTCTTTCTGTATCGCTAAGAACTTCTGCTCTCTGACTTCCTCTTCTTTGATGGCAGTTTCTATTTCTTCTAGGTTGTCTTTATACTTTGATAAGACAGACTCTAATTCTTTTACTTTTGTTGCACGAAATAGTTTATCTATCTGCTGTGTGCATGTAGGGCATTCTAAATGATCTTGAAAAAACAGAAGGTTTTCATTTGATGTAGAACTTTTTGTATTCAGTTGTGTTCTAAATTTATTGAGTTGTTTTATCGTAGCAACCGATTTTGAATATCCATCAATCTCTTTCTCCTTTTCTGATACCTTTGCCATAAGGTCATCAACCATTCCTTGATACTTCTCATTATCCTCATCACAGGTGACGATCTTCTTCTGATTCTTGGTGATATCATTTTCACCTTCCTCCTCAATCTTACGAATGAATGACTGTTGCATCACTATCTTATCACCAAAAGATTCTTTTTTCAACTCTAATATATTGATTCTTTCTTTTGAATACTTTATCTTCTCTTTCAATAAGTCAGACATACTAGAGAATACCTTGATGTCTAACAGGTCTTCTATAACTTCCCTGCGATGTGGAGCACTAAGTTGCATAAAGGGAACGAAAGAAGCACTGCCAAGAATAACAATTTGAGTGAAAGATTTGTAGTTGAGTTTGAGTATTTGGCCTTCCAGATACTTCTGTTGATCAAGTGCAGATGCTTCTTCATTGAATTTCTTACCGTCTTTATAAATTATAAACACATTCGGTTTTATGCCACGAGTAATTTTATACTGAGTCGTGTTAATATTGAACTCTATCTCTACTACTGCTTCTCTTTCGTTTGTGGTATTGACTAATTGACTCTTACTTATCTTACGAAAAGGTTTATTGAATAAAGAAAAGGTCAGTGCATCAAGTATTGTAGATTTACCCGATCCATTCTGACCTATAATAATACTATCTTTGTTCTCGTTGAGAGAGAAGTTTATAAATTGATTGCCTGATGATAAAAAGTTTTTATAACGAATAGATTTGAATTCAATCATCTTTTGGTATAGGAGGGATCACAATATCATCCTTGCTAATTACAGTATACTTGGTTCCTGATTTTTCGCAAGCAGCAATTGCTACATGGTCAGCAATAGGAATAACCTCCATCTCTGGATCTCCCTGCTCTTCTAATAGCATAGCATATCGTGATGCATCATCTTTCTCTTTAAACATAAACACAACTTTCTCACCATAAGGATTGATGACAGCGTAAGCACCCTCATCTTTCATTCCTTTTACAGCGATAACATGCATTATGCAACCTCACAGGCTTCTTGATATAGGTCTCTTACAAGACCTTTTATCCTAGTTTTATTTAGATTTGTTTCAAGATCATCTATGTACATGTTTAGTAGGGTCATCGTATCTTCTGTCTGCTCTACTATCTCTCCATCAAAGATAAGATGATCGGTTCTTTCTACAACTTTTATATCGTGAGGGTTGGACTTAGAAAGTGCCTCCATAAAGAGATTATATTCTTTCTCATCACTTTTCTGTCTTACTACCACCTTCACAATCTTATTACGATACTCTTCAAACTTAGTAAGTTGTCTTTTAGTATCAGCGTAGTTGATAACTTTGTATAATTGGAATGGATTATTTACAGATTCTAATGTGAGTTTCTCTGTATCGTAGATATGAAATCCTCTTTTGTCATTCACATCATTCCAGAACATCTCGTATGGATTACCAAGATAGTATATCTTACCGTTAGAAGACCTTGTATGGTAGTGTCCAGAGAACACATGATGAAACTTATTATAACACTCAAAGTCTGCCCCTGCGTCCATTACGTGCCCGTGTGTGGCAACAAAACCATTCAACTCTAAGTGACCCATGGCAACCTTTGCCTTACTCTCCTTTATCTTCTTATGTGTTTCCTTTTCATTCTCTTGATTGATCCATGGTATGAATAGAATGTTTAGACCACCTATCTCTAGTTCCTTGCATTCAGAAAGTAAGGTAATATTATCGTACTCTCGTAGTACCAAATCGTTAGTATTGATGTCGTTAGTGTTTTTGTAGTAAGCAGTATGATTTCCGACAATACTAACCAGATCAATGGACATAGAGCGAATAGGATCGAAATAATATTTCTTCGCCCAATCCAAAGAATATGAATCAACACCTTTACGGTTGTCAAAAGTGTCCCCAAGATCAAGAATGGTTGTAATACCCAGTTCTTTAATTTTTGGAAAGAAACATTCTTCATAGAACTTCTGAAAATAGTCTAGGTATAACTTAGATCCTTTCTTGAATCCAAAGTGTTGGTCTGTGATGATAGCAACTTTCACCCTATATCCTCTGCTGCAGGGATGCCTTTGCTTTTTATGAAAGTTTTACTCTCGTAATCAAATCTTGGATGTGGTTGAGCATTTTCAAAAGGATTCTTCGATTTATTTTTCAATACAATAAATTTATCCTTTGCAAAAGTACCTGCAATCTGCACTTCTATATCATCACCATCTTTCCAGTTTATCTCACCTTTCAAGTTAGTGTGAAGCATTGCTTCTTGTATCTGGTCAATAAGTTCTTTAGTTAATTTCATACTTAGTTAGATCACATTTGATAATGGGTAAAGGTTCTCCTTTCAGAGGTGCAGGTTCTCCTATTCTTTCTAGGATTCTTTTTTGAACTTTCTTTTTTCTAATGTCATTAGGTATAGGTGCATTAGATATACAGACACGTATGCACTCCATCTCTTCATCAGTAAAAGTATGTTGTAAGTTAGCAGTCATACCTTTATAAACTCTGGAGGTCATCTATTATTACTCTTATACTGGATAGCATCTTTGATAGATTTGTATTCAGAAGACTTACCGTCTTGATCTGCAGTCATGACTTCATCAAATCCAGATCTCTCAATAATTTTTTGCTTTATTTCTAGTTGTTTCTTTTCTTTTTGTATCCTACGTAAGAAAGCATAGTGTATAATCTGAGTGAAATATGCAAAAGGGTTCTTAGATTTATCAGGATTGAAGTTGTTTATGTACTGTACACAGTTTTCTATACCATCACATACCATATCGTCTTTGAACATATAGTTAACAAAGTTTGGTTTGTATGATAAATGTGTAGCAATCTTTAGAAAACATTCACCAAGATAGTTTGTAATTCTTGGTTTTGGTTTACCTAACTTTTCTGCTTCTAAAATATCAAGTTTATATGCAACAATAGCAGTAAGGAACTCCTTATTGTTGACATAGTGTTCTGATCTTTTCCGTGCCATATGTGTATGTCTTTGTAATTATTATAGTACATTATAAAGTGATTGTCAAAGAAGGGGTTGACAACATGTTATAAAGGGTGTACACTAACCGTGTGGCGGTTCAAAGGGGTTTTAGGCTACTAACTTTGAGTATCTTTAGAAGCATCTTCTCCTTTATATAATTTCTCTATCATATCTCTACAGTCTTTTACAGTACCTATAGATCCCATTTCTCTTGTTACATCAGGATTATTTTCTCGTGAGAATCCTTTCTTAATTACTTCTTGATAGGTTACAAGCACCTGTCGATCCTTGATCTCAGTCATAGTAATGATACTTGACATATGAATGATAAAAACATCTTCTTCAGACATTTTCATCCAAGGTTCAAATTTATATCCCAAAGGGATATTCGCTCCGTGGGAGCGAACCTCTTGACATGTAAGAGGATTATCTATGATTACAGTCTCTTCTTGAGCATCTTTATTAACTATAACTTTTGTGAGTATCTCTTCACCTGTAACAAGTTTGACGGATGCGATAAACTCATCGTAAGGTTCAGATTGTGATTTGGATGATGTCATAACTAAAATTTTCTTCGTTGTAGTATTTGATCCTTTCGATAAGATGGTTCAAGGTATAGTTCTGCCTTGATCCTTTCTTACAATCATCAGCTACATCATAAAGAGTTGCTTTGAGTTTGTTTTGAGATTTACGTAAGACTCTACC